GCACGCCCTGGTGCTCGTCATCCCAGCGCGGGTCGCGGCACACTCCGGCCAGGTCGCGCACCGAGCGCCCGCGTTCCTCCCGCCCGGCGTGGTCCACGAACGTCTCGACCCCCTCCCACAGGTCCAATGACCCACGCAGCGCCGCTTCGGGGAAGGTCCAGCCGTTGCCTTCCCCGACCGTGATCGCCAGAACGTCGAAAGCCCCTCCTCCGCCTTGGCTCACCTCTCCCGCCAGCGCAAAGCGCTCCTGCACCCGGCATTCGTTCTGATCGTCCATCGCACCTCCGTTAGTGATTAGTGGTTAGTGGTTAGTGATTATGTAGGGCGGACATCCCTGTCCGCCATCCCGTCGGCGATCCATATCCTCCGAAATCCGGCGGACAGGGATGTCCGCCCTACATAACTCGTTGCCCCACCGCCTGGTTGCCCTTGCTCTTCAATCTAAAATCAGCAATCAAAAATCTAAAATCCTTTGACTTCCCCGCTGATCGGGTCGACCTTCACGCCGGAAGGGCGGCCAGAGGCGGGCGCACTCACCGCACCCGGCGCAGCCGTTGGGCGGACCGGGGCACGCTGACCGGCATGCAGCAGGTCTTCCACGTCCACCACCTCCCCGGCGAACTTGTAGACGATGCGCAGCAGCTCGGCGTCGTCGATCAGGCCGCGGTCGCGCAGGTCCTTCATCGCCCCGGCGATAGTGGCGGCGGAGATGCTCAAGGAGGCGTTGTCTCGCCCGCTGATATCGGCGCCGCGTACCTGGATATCGGCTTCGGGGTCCACCCCACGCTGGGCCATTGCCCGGCGGCGCACCACCATGCGCGCCAGGTCGCGGACCAGCCAAAGGAAAAATACTTGGCGCTGCTCGAAGCGCCGGAAGGTGGGTCCCCCGGCCGATTCAGCCGTCGTGCGCGTGGCGCTCTCCGGCTCCGCCAGGAAGTGCAGCGGCAAACCGCTCCCCGATGCGATCATCTTCTTCAAAGCCAGTCCGTCCGCGGCGGCGTCCGCGCTGTCCAGCTCGGGGTTGAGCACGCTCCACTCCTCCGACGGATCCGTCACCAGGATCGAACCTGGCGGCGGGGGCGTGCCGTTCAGAGTTGCCTGGCGCGCCTGGCGCTCGGACTCGCTGGCGAAGCGCGCTCGCACCACGAACAGGAACGTCTGGCGGAAGCGGTTGAGGCGGGCGCGGTCTTCCAGCCAGGCGGAGTAACGAGCCAGCCAGCGCAGCAGCGGGGCCAGGTCGCTCTCCCCTCGCACGGCTCCGGCCGGACGGTTGATGGCGTAGTGCAGCATGACCGTCTTGAAGCGCCCCTGCTCGTCGGGCTGGTCGTCCAGCAGGTCATACGCTGGCCAGGTCGCTTCGTCGCCTCCACCGCTGGCGCGCTGCACGTAGGTGCGTTCCTGTTCGGCGTCGTTCTGGGCCGTTTCGACCGCGCTGATCTCCCCGGCCGGTATCGCCCGCACGTACGACATGCCCGCTGCATCGGTCGAGACCAGCAGGAACAGCTCCCCCGCGCGGGTCAGCTCGTCGCACAGCTCGAAGACGCGCACCGGCATGCGGTTGAGCGGGTGGTTCCACCAGTCGTCCAGGAAACGGTGGACGCCAGGGTGCAGGCTGCCCAGCGAGATGCCGCCGCCCACCACGTACTGGCTGGTCAGCTCGACGATACGCCGCGCCAGGGGGTTGACCCGCCAGGCCTCCAGCGCCTGCCTCAGCACCTCCTCCCGGTCGTAGTCCAGGCGATCGCGCCGCTCCAGGCTGGCTGCCCGCTCGTAAAAGCCGTCCGCGCTGCTGATGGCCAGTCCCACCCGCCGCTCGATCTCCGTTTTCGCCAGCCGCATGCCGATGCGGGTCAGGAATTCTTTAGGGTTCATGAGTCCTCCGCGTAGTGATTAGTGGTTAGTTATTAGTTTTTAGTTCTCGTAGATCAGGAGCTTGTCTCCTGATCCTGGGTGAGGAATCCCCCCTCCAATGTCGAGACCCAGACCTAACCCCCAACCCCTTCCCTAAAAGGAAGGGGAGACAAACACTGGTTCCGCTCCCCTTCCTTTTAGGGAAGGGGTTGGGGGTTAGGTCCTCATTGCCTCATCTCCCTTGTTCTTCAATCTAAAATCAAAAATCTACAATCTAAAATCCCATCTCCATTTCTTCCAGCGGATCCCTCCTCACCACCACTATCGTCCCGCCGGACTGCGGCCAGGGCTGGCCATCCAGCACCGCGCACAGCGCCGCCGAAATGAGCAAGTCATCGTGCAGCGGCAGCCCGCTGACCGGATCGCGGGCGGACTCCGCCACGCCCCACTTCATGCGTTGCTCCGGCCCGGGGATCACTTCTCCCTGGCAGCCCTCCACCTGCCGCCAGAACACATCCTGCTCGTCCCAATGTTTTTCCGGCTCATACCAGTCTTTGAACCGCCCGGTCTCAACCACCGACAGGAAATCCCAACCCAGGCGGCTCTTGCTTGCCCCACTGAACACAAATGGGATCACCCGCCCGGGCAGCGCTTTCTCCAGGAACCCAGCCAGCCCCGCTCCCACACCGGTTGCGTCAACCACCACATACAGCGGGCGCCAGGCAGCGGCCAGCGAAAGCAGCTGCGCATACAAGGTGCTGTGCTTCTCGCCCACCCACTGCCGCCGGTCCACCACCCGGTAGGTCGGCGCCCGCAGCAGCGGATCGCTCAGGGTGCTCGTATCGACTTCGAAGATGGTCAGGGCCGTGGCGTCATGATTGTTCTGTAGTTCTTGGTTGGGTAGTTCTTTGTTTAGTAGTTTTTGGTTGAGTAGTTCTTTGTTCGGTAGTTTTTGGTTCTCTTCATCCTTCCGCCTTCCTCCTTCATCCTTGCTCTTCTCCCCTCCCACGTCCAGCGTGAACGCGTACGCTCTGCCGGCAACCGGCAGCGCCTGGCGCAGGTGCGTCCCCACCATCAAGGCACGCCGCGCGGGCGGGAACAACCCGGCCTCACCGTCTACTTCCTCACTGTAAAACTGGCTCTTGACCATCGGATGGTTCCTCCCCAGCCGGGCCACTTGCCCGGTCACAAATGCCTGGTACGCCGGCACTTCCAGGGCCACCTGGTCGGCGGTGCAGACGAACACGCGCCGTACCCGGTCTTCCGCTTCCGCTCCCCGGGCCGCGCGCAGCTCGCGCGCCAGCAGCGTATCCGCCGTCCAGGCCGTGCCCCAGAAGATGCGCGTGGCGTTGGTGCTGGCTGCCATGGGAGCGATGTCCTTGTCGAATTTGACCGGTAGCACATCCTGGGCTTCGTCCACCTCCAACAGCGTGGAAGCCGTAGCGCCGACGATGTTGGCTTCCGGTTCGCCGCTCAGGAAGAAGATGCGCGCGCTGCCGATGCGGTAGATGTAGCCGTTTTCCTTGCGCCAAGTGTAGCGAGACAGCAAATTGCGCTCGATCACCCGCTGCAGCCGCCGCATGGCGTTCAAACTCTGCGGCTTCCAGGTGGGCGACACCTTGACGATCTCCGCGTCCGACTCCTGCAGCAGGGTGAGCAGGTAGGCTTCGATCTGGGCCTGGAGCTCGTTCTTGCCCGATTGACGTGGGAACATCACCACAAAGGTCAATCCGCGACCGTGCATCACCGAATCGATGACTGCGCGGGCCACGTCCACCTGGTAGCTGCGCAGGCGCACCCCGCTGGCATGCTCTGAAAAGACGGTCACATCCCACATCACCTGCTTGAACAGTGCGACCAGGTGGGCATCATTGGACTCACCCTCCAAGGATGTACGCCTTCAGCAGCGCCAGCAAAGCCAGCAAGCTCGAGCCGGCGTTGGCTAGCCCGGTGTAGACCTTGAACTGGGTGATCCCGTCGGAGGCGCTGCGCAGGCGCGTCTCGTGGTCGCGCTGCTCCGTTTCCAGGTCGCTCACGCGCAGGTCGGTCAGGTCGCGGTAGTACTTCAGCTCGCTGCGCAGCGCCTCCAGATCCCCACGCAAAAGACTATGCGCATGCTTCATCTGTTCGGCGATCAATGCCATTTGGGTTTCATCCACCTCAACACCCCAGCTCATCGAGCGCTTCTTGCACGGCTTGTTCGACCCATTCCTGCACCCGCTCCGCCGTCTCGCATTCGTCCCGGCGATAGCACGTCCGGCAGCAGGCCAGGGTTTTCTGCAAGCGGCGCAGCGCGTGTTTTAGTTCCATCCCTTGCCCAGCCGCTCGCCGCAAAATCGGACAATCATCGCGGGTCATTGACTCAACTCCTGGATTACCTGGCTAAGGGCTTCTGAAAGCGCGGCCGCCACATCCCCACTCTGCTGGCTGACCACCGTCTGTACTTTGAGCAGCCCACCCAGGTGATACGAAGCCTTCCCAAGGGAGGTTAGCACCTTGCTGACCGTCTCTAGTTCGGGGGTTTCTTCGGTCGCCAGCTCAAACAAACGGCGCATCAAAACCCGCAGCATGGCGATCTCATCCTGAACCCCAGGCGAGGCCGCCTGCTCCAGGTCCGCCAGTTCCAGCTCTTGGAACCAGCGGGAGTAAAAGCCGTGTTTGAAGGCATTGGCGTTGCCCGGCTGGCCTCCCCGCTTGCGCAGTCCCAACTTTGTATCTTCTGCCATGTTATCCCTCCTTTATTAGAACTTTTGTTCTATTTATAAACAGTATACTGAGCAAAAAGGTGTTTGTCTATTGTCAATATGCGCAATGGGAGGGGTTTTTATTGCGGGAATACTGGGAGAACGAAGATGGGATCGAATGGCCGATAACAACTTCGTATGTTAACGCCGAAAGGGCGGGTCTGAGACCCGCCCCTACCAGAAATTCTTCAATTCGCAGTCTTCTTTAGCGCATCAACACCGGCAGATACAGGCGCGGCTTCATACCGGCCAAATTGACCCCAAACAGGTCGATCAGCCGGGCGCTCGCATTGCCTACGAAAGCATTGTTGTATATGGTGATATTGGATTGAATATCCGTATCCAGCCACATCGCCAGGGAAGGATAGTTCGGATGGGTAGTCTCCAGAACGGTTTGGATGTGGGTATCCTGGTAATCCTGGTAGACTTCCCCCAGGGTCTTCCCTGAGAACAGCAGGTCGATCCACTTTTGGAATGCATCTCCATACCAGTTGGCAAAGTACCCGGCTGCCCCAGCGGCCAGAAATGCATCCGAATACTGCGCCACCCGGCGCTCTGCCACGCTAGTGGTGATTGCACCTTCGCCACCCGCCGAGCCGGTGGTATAGCAGCCGTAGAGCATGACGATGGCGTTCCGGGCCAGGTGCAGCTCGCTGCGGATCCGCTCGGGCGAGATCATCAATTGCTGCCCATCCCTCGCCATATCATTCAGGTCAATCCCTCCGACTTGTTCGGGATTCGGATTCCAAAGAATGCCGTGGCCTCGGTAGAGCAGGAATTGCGCCCCAGAGGCTGCCTGCTTGATCTGATCCCAGTCGTTATTGGGGGTATAGAAGCGGTAGACCTCCACGCCATGGTTTTTCAGCGCGATCGCAGCCAGTTCCATATGATCGATTTCTGCTTTTGTCCAATCTGGATCGCCGTCGATCGGTCCAACGATCAGAACGGCTTTGAGCAAAGGCATGACGATCTGAGGAAGTTCTTCATTGAGGAGTTTTGCCCCCTGTGCAGCCTGGGCAGGCCAGGCGGCCAGCAGCACAGTAACGATCAGTGCGATTGCAGTGAGAGTCCAGTGTGTTTTTGTCATGGGCTTTGTTGGCCCGG